TGTCTGTGCCCCCCTTTCATGTGACGAAGATCACCCCCATTTTCGTCAAATAGTGGTACGTATCACAACATATTGCTTGACAATGTAAGTCACCTGTGGTAGGTCGGCGGTAGGCCACATTAATAAGCGGTCCTATTGTCTGTACAATAGGGCCGCTTATGTTAGGACATTTGTTTGTGTGGTCTAGTTCACGTGCGGATAACTTGACTGTCGGAGAACTGTGGTGCATTATTAATACATGAACGGGGCGGTGATGGGCCGCTGGGAGATGGAAGGAACTGAGATGGAAGCGATCAAGACACTGCTTGGGGCAGGGGCGAGCAAGTTCTACGAGGAGGCGGGGTACAGCGTTCAGACGTACGCAGGGGGCCTGAGGGGCATTGTTAGTTATGGTGGTGATGAAATTTACGTGCTTCGTCATGGATTGCGGAATTGGGAGGTGCGCGATACTGACGGTGACTCGTTTTGGTTTGGTTCCCAATGGGAGTTGTTGGCTTGGTTTGGTGATCGGTTGTGAGGCGTAGGTCGCATCATGGTGGGGGTGACGATTTTGTCACCCTCACCAACTGGAAGGTTTCTAATTTTATTACTAATGTGTTGTTGAATAATTACCATGTTGCTTATTATAGGGATACTGGTCGTATTCATTATTGGAGGAATGGATCGAAGGAATATCATATAATTTCGATTGACAACATAATTTCAAGCAAAACGGGAATTGAAAACGGGATTATTAATCATGGATAATTCGCTTAAATGGCTACTTGGCGATATAATCGACTACGCGGCCAACCAGCAAGACATAATTGTTAAAACACCAACGATTATGCTGAGTGCAAGAACAATTGGTTCTTTTATTTCTTGGATACTGATTTACAAGAAAAGAAATTCTCTATTATTGGAGAAATTGGCGACACAGACACTGTGTTTTATTCAATGAGAAATTTCATCTGCGACACGGACAAGGAATGCTATGAGTCAGATAATTCTTGAGCGCACGGGCGACTCTCGCTGGTATTTGAAGGGAACCAATGCCGGGGAGTCGCCGGAGATTGCCGCGGCGATGGTGAAGTGGTCGGCAGAGTTGAACGACGATGTTGACGCAGACGATTAAAAGAAAGTTGCGTTGTTATGGCATGAGAGAGTGTTACACGCAAGGCGGTAGCAACATTCTTTACTGTGGATACACAGCATTTCGCTTGATTAATGATTATTGCATGGAAGTGTGGAATCCTTTCGAGACACAGAGTGGTGTTATTAATTATTACGAGTCATTGGAACAAAGAAATCTTGCTCTTTATGAAATGGGCCTAGAAAGTATGGGAGTTATTTAATGTACCATCTTAGGGAATTCGCTGAAAGTCTTAATCTATCCGATCAATTGCCTGGCTGCGACATTGCAGTTCGTTGCGATCGAATTCTAATTGACGCCCCTGATTTCCGTCTTGACCTTTATGGTTGGCCTGATAATCGCGTGGTGTTTGCGGATAAGATGACTGGACAGAATACCATTAAGCGCTTTGGTCACAACGGAAGAGATAAGTGCCGAAAGTTTTATTTGGAATGTCTCGGGTCGATTGGAGTTGATTTGACGGCACTTGATATGTGAGGACATAGTTAACCCCCGGGAGTGGTTGGTTCCTTCCGGGGGTTAACTGTTTATTATGGGCGTTCTGCGGTGCGGGCTAGTCGCTCCCAGGCGGCCCAGGTCTCGGGTCCCCATATTCCGTCGACGGTGACGCCGAGTGCGGCTTGTAGGGATTCGATGACGCGGTCGTGGGCGGCTTCGCTGGCGTCGCCCCATATGCCGTCGGGCTCTGTGCCGATGACGCTCTGTGTGTAGGCGACGCCCCACGGGAACTCTCGTCCGCCCCAGTTGCTGGCCTTGATTACTGCGCACATTCGCTTCTCGGTATCGGTCCCGAGGATGTTGTCTTGTACGGCTCCGAGAATTCGCTGAATGTCTCGGATATCTCCACCACTGGAAACAGCGGAATTATCGTCGACTACGCGAATACCCCACACAACATCATCCATATCGCGCTGCTTATTGGTGACGACACCACCATTACCCTGCGACCCGGAATAACCCCACGAAGTGTTTCCTTCAATAGTGTCAATCTTGGTCCCGTAGGGCGCGCTGGTAGCGATTCCGATATGGTCGGACTCTCCGTCTCCCTGCCAGTCGAAGGTGACCAGGTCGCCGGGACGCACGTCCCATTTGTTAATGAGTACGCCGCGCTCTCGGGCCTGATTCTCGCGTCCGGGGACGTAGGCGCTAACCCAGTTAATGCCCGCCTTGGCGAGAATGTAGGACACAAACATATCGCAGTAGGGAACGCCTGAGGCACCGAAGTATGGGGAACCGGTTACCTGTGCATACCAGCGCCCGTACTTGGTACCTGCCTCATCGTCTGCCCACCGGCTGTAGCCGATTTCCTCCTGGGCGGCGGAGATGATTTGTGCGCGGGTGACCATTAGGACGCCTTTCCTCGCGGTGTGTTAGATGCTGCGACGCCGAAGAATGCGGCGAAAAGGAAATTCAGGGCACTAATCTTGTCGCCATCAAGAATGCCCCATACACCGAGGCAGACAAGGACACCAACACAGACGGTGTAAATCCACATGCGGTATGCGTCGGGAATGAAGGGGGGCTTGGGGGACTCGTGCTCACCCATTGTTTTTCTCCTTGAGATAGGAAATGATTTCTTTGAGTTGGCGATTCTGTGCGTCAACACTTGATCCGCCGTGATTTGGCTTGACGTGATATTGAACGTCTTTTAGTTTTTCTTCTATATCCTCAAGCCGGTCTAGCACGCTGGGCATTCCATCTTTTCCGTCCCACGCATTTAACATAGTGGATAGGTGATCCATAAAGATTGTGGCACGATAGATGAAACGCCCTGCGACTGTAATTAGGGTTATGACGCCGAGAATTAGGGCGACGTCAATTGTGGTGGGGTTAATGTGTATCATCGGACAAAGATTTCAGCGAACATGTTTCTGGTCTCGGGAGAGTCGGAGAATAGGCGCCCCTTTCGGTATGTGCTGCGCATGATGCTGAGGACCTTGTCTCCGTACACGAGCAGTCTCTCCCCTTCCCTCAGGTCCGAGACCTTATAGGCCCATCTTACCCTATCCCCGCGGGGCTGGCGGCGCTGGGCGAACCACGTGCCGCCGTCGATCCAGACCGAGACCTCTCCGTCGGGGCATCGCAGGGAGAATGCGTATTTGGCTTTTCCGGTCTTTTTCATAACAAAGTCGTCATAGTTGTCTGCGAATTTGTTGGAGATGGAATAGTCGGCATAGTCCTCAGCGTAATTCGTGATGAACGACCCGAAGCGGGTGTGCGCCACTTCGGACTGGAATTGCTCGCTGTTTACGAAATCGGTGACAATGAACCCATCAGCGTGTCGGCTAATTCCTTCTTTGGGCTCAATGTGAAATCGAATGAAATAAGGGTTCATAATGCTAACAGCATTGGAAAGCATGAGACAGCGCACCCTGTCTTGATATCGGTCTACCGTGGAGTAGAAATCCATGAAGACCTTGGCTTCATTAGGGAGGTATCTCAGCGACCCTTTATCAATGATGAATTCATCAAAGATAATGGTGTAGACATTTGGGTATGCAATTGACTTGTTTGCCTGCGCAGTGGAAAGGGGAATGAAATAGCCAATGGTTTCCCATTTCTTTCCAACCTTGCGCTGTGCATACTGTCCTTCTACACGGAATTCATCATCGGGAAATTCGTGCTGAATATCGGCAAAGAAACTGTTGCGCCCCTTGAGTTCAGTCTTATAGCGGCGAAGGTAAATGAATTGCTGACCTTTATTGATTGCGTTCTTAATAACGATTTTCTTGGCGCCGTAGGTCTTACCAAGACCGCGGGCCCCCATAACCATGTTAAACACGCCCGCATACGAGAGTACATTAGAAAAACTATAGTAGGAGAATTTCTTTTTCATTCATGTCGCCTTACTGTCCACCACCGAGTGCCGGCGAGAACATCAATAGATTTAGTTACGGGACCATAATGGGGATTGCCGCCATGGCCTACCAGAGTGTTTGAGTCTACCACCATTTCAACGTGATCCGTCTCGGGGTAATAACTACCCGTCGATTTCCACGCCATGACAATCATGTCCCCAGGTCGCAACTGTGCCCGCTCAGCGGCCGTCATAGCCCCACCACGGCGCGGGAACGGTTCAGCCCCACGAAAATATTGATCGCCCGTCCAAGTGCCAACAAATGTATTAGAAGTTGCTTTATAGGCTGCATACATTAAACCACTACAATCCGTGATACCAGAATTGTCAGGGTCTTGCCTACCGGGACATTGACAATAAGCAAATTTGCCCAATCGGGCCATTATCCACGCCAGCGCTGCCGTGCCCTTTCCGGAGCCACCGGGCGCGGGAGTTCCGCCGCCTCCGCCGCCTCCGCCACCCGCGTTGGCGGCCGGGTTTTGGCCGACGATTGTTTGCTGAATGTCTTTGAGATTTACTTCCCATAGATTGTGGCCTCGAGAATACATCTGATAGTTGCCGAACTTTGAACGAAGCGTAAGAATACCACTGTCGTCGGCACTAATAATCAATTTGCCCCCAGACACATTAACAGTCTGAGAATTCTGCCCAATACTCCCGCCATTACCCGGAGTGTTTGCACTAATACCGCCCTCGCCTACACCGCTAGTGTCCTTGCCAGCAATGATGTTTTTGGCTTGAGTATATCTATTGCTATAGCGCCCCAGAACACCGTTAGCCATGATGTCAGAATACATCTCATTAAGGCCTCCGCCGCTGTAGTGGTTTGCGACCTGAAAAGCGTAACGCGGTCCTTGGTGATACGCAACGCACCAGAGAATAAATGCGTCCGTATCCGTGTCGGGGTTAATCCCATACTGCTTAGCAACACTGAAATAGTTCTCAAGGTCCTTGACAATCTGGTCGCCCTGAATGTCCTTGCTCGCATTAAGCAACGGCTTGAGACTATCGCCTACAGGGCGAGACAGGTAATAGGTGTTCCAGGACGAATCGGACTCTGGAACGGACTCGAGCCGGGACCTGAAACCACCATCGACACGAGAATACTCGGTGGCGTGCGCGCCGCGCATTCGGTTGAGAATCGCCGCCGCGCGAGTGCCGTACCACTGCGCAATTCCGACAGTAATTGGGTCATTGTAGTTGATCGCCGAGTAATCCATAGACGACTCAACTTGACCGATAGCCTTAATCGCAACTTTCTTGGCTGTTGCGTCCCATGCCATAGTTCCTCCAACAGAAATAGCCTGCCCCAATTCTATCGGGGCAGGCTATTCCTGTCTACTCACCAGATTTTGTAGGTCATGTTCACCTGGTAGGTCTGGTTGGCGGAGAGAATATCTCCTGCGTAAATTCCCCCAGTCTTAGCGACATATAGATATTTGTATGTTCTGTCATTTCCAATAATGGGAGACATAACACCATCGTAGGGGCGCGCCCATCCGGGGATACTCATTAGTCGACCATCGTATCCCACATTATTTGTGCCAACCTTGAATGTTCCCTGAATGTAAACCCAATCCCTGTCGCGCTCACACGTGAGGTAGTTGTAGTCCTTTGCCACAGTACCGTCAGACAGCGTGTGCAGAGCCATCGCCGGGGGGTTGAACCACGACGACCCACCCTTGAGCCACACCTGAAAGAGCTCCTTGACGTGCGTGTACCCCGAGGCAGTCATGTGCACATTATCGGGCCCCTGGTCCCAGGACTTGGCTTGCTCGTCTCCCCAGTGCACCCAACCACGAGAACCTTCGCAGACGACGGCGCCGTAGGACTTGCCCGCATTGACGACCTCGAACGTGCGAGACACGCACGATCGAGCCATCTGAACGTACTCGTTCAGCGAGGACTCGTTAAAGATAACCGGGAGAACTCGAATGTCCGCGTTAGGGAAGTACTGCCTAGCCAGCCGGAAGAAAGTTGACGCCTTATCAGCCACGGAATTCTGTGCCCGGATATCATTCAATAGGTCGATCACAAACAGGTACTTAGTTCTGCGTCGCTTGTCCTCAGACATTCCCTGCTTGGCATTATCCAACTGAGTCAGAAAGTTGTTGTCAGACGTTGAAGTAAACCCACCGCCACCAATTGCGTACACATTAGGGTTAAGTCCCAACTCACGACACAGAGTCTCAGTCCAACGGCTTGCTTCAATCGTCGCATTAGACGAACCAATGACAACGCCCTCAGTGAGTTTAGGGTCTTCAAGAAAGATATCGTTAGCCTCAGTCTTCGTGTAATAGGCCGGGAAACGATTGTCAAAATCTCTGCGCTGTTGATCCAACTTTTCCTGAATGTCAGCCTGAAACTGCGCGTTCTGGGCCTTAAGCGCATCACCCCACGCCTTAGTCGTCAGCGTAACCCGCTTACCGGCAGGCGACTTAAGCGGTGCTTCAATGTAGTTGCCGTCAACTTCGCGGAATTCGGCGTCAATAAGGCGGCGCTTGAAGTCTTCGATTAGCGACTCAAGTGCGGTCTTCTTAGTATCCAGTTCCTTATTCCAACCTGAATGTGTTTTCTCAACTTCAGTAATGAAATTGGTGACCGTCTCATTCAGTTTGGTGATAATCTTGTCCTGCTCCTCGCCAAAGGAATTCGTGAACGTAATGACGTCAATGACGCTAGAGCGAATTCGCTCAAGCACATCAATATATGTAAGCCCGTCGCGATAAGTGAACGGGGTAATGTTGTTCACCGACCGTGACTGAACACGCCAAAGCGCCTGGTCAATAGAGCCGATAATGTCGTCACCAGTAGCCATAATATCCTCCAAGCCCTAGTCCGAAAGAGTATCCATTAATTAGTCCTCCGGGGGTGTGAGGCATGTCCGTGTCCCACAACCCCATGAAAAGATCACTCAGTTCTGCGATCACTAAATCGTCAACGTTAAGTAGTGTTCCCCGATAATCTGCAATTGCACGAGCCTTAGAGCCTGAATACCCCCACGAATTCGAGTGCTGATTATTGACGTAGTTACTACTCGAAGATGACGTGCTATCCGACTCGTTACGCGACGTGGTGTCGCCTGACGTGCTAGCGTCGCTGATGCTCGTAGCATAGTCCCCATCGCCCGCAAGGCGAGTCTGAGGCGTGTCCGAGCCTACGGTTCGCCCCTTGGACTTGTTGGTGCCACTACCACTGCCGGTCTGGTGGTTAATCCCTGAGTTCTGGGACTTACCGTCCTGGCTGGTCTCGCTGTAGTGACGGTTGCCTTCGAGCGGGTCCGTGTTTTGCAGTTCAGCCAGATACATTCGATTATACCTGGGCATAATCAGTTCCATCTTAAGGCTTAGCCGCCAAACGAATATGTCGATTGTCTCGTGTGCGATCTCTTGAAGCCAATATGTCTTCTTAATTCGATCGTTCAGAGTCTTTCGATATGCTTCATCGAAAATCGGGTAGTCATCAAGTCCAATATGGTCATTGGTTAACTTAACTACATCACGAAGCATTATCGTTGTTACTGACATCGTCACCCCCATAGGTTGTCAAATTTGAATTAGCAAGATAATCATTAAGGTTCAGTGCTGCATTGTCGTCTACAGCCCAATAGCATGACACGTTAAGCCCAAATTTCTCATTAATCTGTTCGCAAGCCAACTCGCGCGGCTTCATAAACGACTCACGTGACGCAAGCACCTGCCCAGAATTAGCGGCGGCTTCCTCAACCACCATGCGCTCACGCTTTTCAGAATTCACATTCATGATTCCAAGCATCGTAAGCGCCTCACCCCAAATCTTGGACTTGGACTCCATATGTTTGATTGAAGAAACAGCCCCAGTACCAGCATTCTGATTAAGCGGAAACACGCCAATTGTGTTAGCGAGATTATCCATACTCATGTTCTCAGTTCCCCATACAACAGGTTCACCATCGTAAATCTTAGAAATAAGATTCTGAATAGTGAGGCGTTGGTCCTGAGAGCAAGCAACAATCATGGGATTGCGCTCATTCAGCAAATCAATTTCAATTGTTCTATCAATCTGAGCAAGCCTTGCAGCGTAAGAAAGCACTACATCAATTTCAGGCTCGCGGATCTGATTGCCCCAAATACAGACGGACTCACTTGCGCTCACCTCACGAGAATAGACACCATTTCGAGTGATGCGATATCCCGTGGGATTATCCTGAATGTCTAAGGGACCTGAAATGGTTGCAGGCATTGACATAAACAATTCGAATAAACTATCGAAATAGAAAACCGAGTATCCGTTATTGAAGATAGTTGCTTCAATAAAGCGCGGGTCAATCCCGTTAGGCAACCCCTCCCAAGTAAACCGAGAAAGACACTTGCCCATTAACTGTCGCCGGTACATGTGCTCCAACTGCATCTGCCGGGCTTCCGACGACGACGGGGGAGACGCCATGATTTTCTTGTAGATGCCGTTAAGCACGTAATCCTTTTTACTCACTAAGACTCACCCTAACCGTTTTGTCAATCCGATTGTTGCGAACATTCGTGTTGCCGATTCTCTGTGGAGAACGCCAAACTGTAACACCCTTTTCAAAGATTCCTCTAACACTGGCCTTGAATCCTTCGGGGATAGTTGTGTCAACCAAATAGCACTCAGCCATCTTCCAGTATGTGAATTCAGTCATGAGACTAAGGGTATTCGGGAACTTAATCCAAGTATTCATCAAATACCCATACCTAAGCCAGAAATCACCAATGCTACGCATAGCGGCCGGTGAGACACTTCTAATTCTAGCATCAATCACGAGGCCGTTGGAGACCATCGCAGAAACGTAGCCTGAGGTCTGACCAACTACGGACGGCGGGATAACCTGCATGTCCTGCCGTTGACCATTAATCGAAGCAATAGCCGCCTCATAGTCTCCATTAGCGGCAAACTGGGCCAGTTCATAGTTAGTATCACGCACAGTTCTCTGCTGTTGCTGAGAAATCTGCGAAGCGCCACTAGCCAACTGATTCTGAATATTCGCCGTCGACTGTGCCTGAGAATTATTAATCATCGCAGACACGCCAGCCGTAGCCGCCTGACCAATACCGGCACCAGCCGCCGAGCCATTCAGCCCCATAACACCACCAAGTGCTGTCATGGCGCCCTGGGTCGCCTGAACGGTGGCCCGCATATTATTGTAGCGAGACTGAGAGTCCGCCATAGCAGAATTACCCCACATAGAATTCTCAGCCCCAGCCTGAGTTGCAGCAATGCCCGCATTAGCAACGTCGCGTGCCGCCGTCGCCGCGCGCTGGGCGCGCTGTTGCTGCCACTTCGCGTTATTCACCTGAGCTGCCATAGTGTGCGCCGAGGAAGCCAGTGCATTCAGCGATGAATTATTGACAGCCGAAAATGTGGGCAATGACGTGTAGCCAGTACACATGTCCCAGCCTTCACCATACTCGTTAGTCACCTTACCGGCACGACGCTCAACAATCACAGATTCTGTAATTGTGTTATAGTCACGGATAGTGAAAAACAAAGACGGATTAGGTGGTGCAACATGCGCATATTGGTTAATGTTAATTCCCGCAGTGCGAATAGATTCGGGCCTAAACTCAACAGGGTTACCAGAATACGTTGTTAACTCAACAATGCAGTAGGGTGATGTCACAAACTTCTTGAGTTCCCGATACTCTTTGGGAAGTAGAGAAAGGAATTCATTCCTGAAACTAGCGTCAGTCAACGAATAGTTGCGATTAATGTAAATACTATCATCAGATAGCCAGGTCCAGTTTCCTTGACCTGTGTCTTTCCCGACTTTAATTTTATCACCAGCATTCAAGTCGACAATATCTTTCGGAACAATCGTAATTGATCCAATCCCCTGTGCAACCCATGGGAAATACCGTAGACCCGTCATGCCCTTTTTGAATTCCTGCGCAGTGCAAGCATAAATCTCAACACCATTAGGTAATCCTTCTATTCTTGAGGACGTTGCCATATCTACGCGGGGATTATCTGTTGTGCCGTAGCCTTGCGTTTCGTCTAATTTAGTTGTTGAAGCAACGATAACGATATAATCATAGTTATTAACGTCAGCAAGCAACCGACGGTAGGTCCGAATAATCTGGTGCTCAGACCCCATATCCAAGCCCTCAGGCTGAGTCAACCAATTCTTACCATAATTATCAAATGAATCGGTTGCAGCGATCCCCATATGCCCGCGCTCGAGATAACTACGGCCGAAATTAATGCGCTGGTAATAGGTTGTCCAAACGTCAAGTTGAAGCGTCAACTGAGTGGTGTTCGGTGCAATATAGTCAATACTGGTGATGAAATAGAAAAACACGCTAGGCGTGTAACCTTCAAAACCAACGTTATTGACGGGGCGCCCAGGATTCTCAACCATTACATAATTGTACTGATTCGCCTTAGTGAAAGGCGTAGGAATACGAATCGGCCTACCCTGCGCAAGGTAAGTCATCTGACTAATCTCAACCTTATGCAGGTTGTTAAAAGACTTAACATAAGCGTAAGGTGTGTGCCCATATGACTTCCAGTCAACAATATCCCGATACGTGTTATCGAAAGGCACATTAACCATGGTAATAACGCTACCGGCAGACCACACAGAATAATCAAATGAAAGACCCGCTCGAGTCTCAGGCGGCATAGCATAAATCTCTGACATATCGTCTCCCTTCAAGTCCAATCATAGCAGAACCGGGCGCCCAGCGGACGCCCGGTTCTATGTTGATTCAGGTATTACTTCTTAACCTGAATACTGATTTCCTTATTCAGCGGCTTGTTGCCGTCCGCACCCTTAGTATCAACATTCACACCGAGAGTAAGGAATGCCTCAGGCTCATCAGGCCCAATAGTGAGAACGCCGTCATTAGAGATCTTCGTTCCCCTAGACTTAGCGTTCTTGAGATACCAGTCAGTGGCATAACCCTTATTCGCGGGCGCCGTCTTCCACTGAATGCTAGCCTGACGCACCGCAGCCGGTGGCATGATCGTCGACTGAGTGCCATCCGGCTTAGTCACAATCAGCGCGTTAATCTCAGCATTCGTCTCAGCCTTAGGCGTCACCACAACCGTGTTCGGCTTAGTGCCGAACGCAATAGCCGGGGTAAACGGCGAAGCGCTCATGACCGACCAGTGGTGCAGCCAGTAGTTGTCATAAAGGCCCTCGGGGTTGGAAATGCTCCGGTTCTCAAGCAGAATATCCTTAATAACGAAGAACTGCTTACTGGTCAGAATGGCCGAAGTGTCGGCCATCCCCAGCGCCTCGCCCGGAACCGTGATGATGTGAGACGGTGCCTCAGCATCGCTGCGGTTAAACGCAGCAGACAGTGAGGTAACGTCGACGTTCGCCTTAAACTCGGGCGTTGCGATAAGCACCAAGTCCTCGGGACGAGCAAACGAGTGCACGGCCGCACTGTTAAATGCGGGCGTCGGATACTGCATCTTATTTGCAGCAACCCTCAGGGCCTTAAGCGCAGCGTCAACCTTATTCTTATCCGGCTCAAACGAATTCATGTCGGAAATCTGCATCCGATAGAATCCGAACTTGTCATCGAAAGTCTTGAACAACTTCGTCATGCTAAGGAACTCAGACCACTGGTCAGACGAAGCGGCCACGGTCATAATCTGAGAAATCATCTCAGAAAGACCGTTATCCGAAAGGAAAGCCCGACGAAGAACATCACGGTTAATCGTGATCTTAAACTTTTCCTTACGATTAATCGTATGGAAAGCACTCTTGGAGGGCGGCGGCGCCTGGCCGAACACGTCGCGCTCGAGGTAGTCGCGCTGTTCCTCATAAATGGTTGGCTTGATAAAGTCAAGGTGCACTTCCTCAATAGTGTCACCAAAATTCATCATGCCCTGCTTAAAAACAGCAAGCGGATTCTTCCACGAAATATCACGCACAATCGTGGAACCAATACGGTTAACCAGTGAGGACATGAATTCATTACGGGTGATATTGTCGGACATAATCCCCGCGATAGTCTCCTGAATGTTGGCCTTAGTGGCCTCAGGAACCATGTTCTGATAATCGATGCGCGCATCGCTTCGAATCGCGTTAAGAATATCAATGTTTGAAGTGTCGTCACGCAACTGAGGCATAATCAGTTCCCCTTAAATAGTTCGTTAATTGACTTAGGCTTCCAATTAGAATCGGGAACCTTGCTATTCCCCGAATCGTCGCTAGAAAACAATCCAGAAAGACCTGCGAGAGTCCTTCCCGTATCGGTCACCGCCTTGCGGTCAATGCCCATACCGTCAACTATAGCATTCCCCGTGTCCTTAGCGGCGGCCCCGCCGAGATCAAGGGCGGCGGACCCAACATCCCCGGCCCCTTTAAGCACAGCCGTAGCATCATTCTTCGTATTCTCGGCAACCTGTTTCACATCATCAAGACTCATCTCCTTCGACGCCGGAACATCATCCCCAGCAAACGGGTTACCAGTCTCCCTGTCCGTGGGGGTTAGTTGCTCACCAAGACGATTCTCAAGTTCCGCCTGCAAAGCGGAAACCTTGTCCCCGAAAACATCCGTGAGGTGCTTCCAAGCCGCCTTGGTGTCCTTGAAATGATCGACGTCGGCAGGGTCCTTCGGGGCTCCCTCAAACATGTTCCCGTCACCGGGGGAGACGGCTTTCTTGTCCCCGTCGCTGTCGCCCGGGTCAAAAACGTCATTGCCGGTCATACCAGATTCCTCGCGCTGCTGCGGCGTGAGGTCCTTGGCTGCCTTGTTCCGTGTCTGGGCGTCATCCATGGATTGCTGTGGGTCGCCCTCAGTCCTTCGCTCGGTAAGCGAACGACCACCGTGCTCGGCCTTGTCCTGCTTGATCGACTCAGCGTTCTTGGCGTCAACCTTGGCCTTATTGGCCTTTCGCTGTTCCTCGTTCATCGGGGAACCATCCGGGTTCAGTCCCTTAAGCGCATTCTTCTCAGCATCAGATAGTGCCATAATATCCTCCTAAAACGGTAGGCTAGGAACCTACGTTCCTAGCCTACCATAAATACCCAATCATCTGAAAGCAATCCTGAGGGCTGCTACCCAACTAAGCCGGGCCCAGTTCATTAGGTTGCTCCCCGGCAATTAGTCAGAAATTACTTACCAGACTTGGGAGCATTCTTCGCCAGATAATCGATAAGTGCCTCCTCAACAATCTCGGACGGCTGCTTACGGAGAGTCCAATGCATCTCCTCAACGTCCGCGATAACGTTCTTCTCAAGACGGAACTTAACAGTGGCCTTAGTAGAAACAGGGCGTGCCATAATGATTACCAACCTTAATCAATCTTCAATGTGAATGTTGTATCCCGAAGAACCGTGCCTCCGGGAACCCTTACAGGAATCAGTTTACCATTCCAGGTGCCGCCACGCAACATATCATCCAAAGTAAGTGTTGCTGCGACGTTGCGGGGCATCCCCGCGATGTGTACATCAAGTTTACCATCAATCTCCTCCGCATATTGCTTTGCTCGAATGTAAACCGACTTTGTGAAACAACTCTCATGCTTCCAGGCCCCCAGTTCTACCGGATCGACCCATAGTGATTCCGGGGGAGTGGTGGGGCCGATGAGATGTAGAGAATCGGTATCGGCATATGCGAATGTGTCATAGTTATCTTGTGCTGCACTAATCGTTTTCTTCCGTGCATAGGCTGTAATGAATACACCCATTGGCGTATAAACAGGGTCTCGCATTTCAGGTTCATTCATTACCAGCGAAACGCGATTGTCTTTCAAGGTGGGATGTTTTCCGGTAATGTCAGGATTGGTTGCAAACTTTCCATATAAACTGTTTAGGTGTAGTTTAGCAATTTGTCTTAGCCCGCCAGTGCTGTTCTTTTTAATTTCCATAAAATGGTCAACATATTTATCGAAAAATCCGTGTGAGCCGCGAAACTCGAATGTGCCGTTCCATGAATAGATTTTTAATTCATAGTGCTTTTTCCATAATTCAATGTCAATATTTGTTGCTACAACAGTTGTAGGTTCTTTTACTTCTTCTAGGTATTGTGTTGGATTAAAAGAAAGATTCTTTTTAATTTGGATGCAAGGAATGTGGTTTGGTTTTAGTTTCGCTGTAAATGTGATTGAAGCAATGTAAAGTGGTCGATTTGTTCGCGGGGCACCATCTGAATAAATCGGATCGCCGTAAGGAAGTAGTGCTGTTCGCATCACCGATGGATATAGCGAATTGACGTCATACACACTTCCTTTTCCATTCAGTTGCTTCGAATAACGCGGGTCCGCGTAAGTAAATCCACCGCGATATGCTTTGCGTATTTCGCCGTCAATTTCTGGTGAAAGAATTGGGAATCTGCGAATAAACAGTTTTCCCGTCATTTTCTTGTATGTTGCAAGCGAATCGCTACCCGCCGTTAGTTTAGTCATCTTTTCTTCAAACTGAACTTCGAGCGCTTGAGCAACAATTGCTACATCATTTCGCTGATACCGCTTTTCTTGCTCTGTAGGGATGTATCCTAATGGTCTAGGTTTTTCATAATCAATCTCAAGTTTCTGGTCATGCAAATTAAATGCTTTAGCGATTGCACAGACCGACATTGGCAATTTCTTAAATGAATCTCGGAATTCAACCCTATAACCCGTCTCAAAAACAACTGTGATCGAATAATACTTGCCCATCCTTGAAATCAAAGAAGTAAATTCCTTGACGCCCGGATTTTCTTTCACCCATTTATAATCGTGCTTCAATAGCCAATCTAAAATAAATGTCCCGTCAAAAGCAAGATTGTGAAAATAGATATGTGCTGCACGTTCAGAAATATGAGACATAAACCCATCGAGAGAAATGCCGTCAACATAATTCTGAAGTTTCCCAACCTGAATAATGCCCCAAGACCAAACCCGACAATCGTCCTCAACCGTCGTTGTCTCAAAGTCTGCGCAAAACGAAGGAACCTTTTTATGACTACGCCTAGCGCCGCCCCTTATGGGACTTACGCTTGTTGATTGGCGAGCCACTGAAATCGTCCTCCGGTTTAATCTTAACTTGCTTTATTTCTTTAAGTAGAGATTTAATGCTAGAATCTGCTTCCTCCACGTCGTCATACCAAAGATCGTAGCCGGCTCTCCTTCGATCAAAATATCCTTCTTTCGCCGCTTCGTACATAAGCGAAAGTTGGTTGGCGAAATCGCCGTTTACAGTCCACATTAACCACAACACGTCATCGGGAATGTCTGTAAGAATATCATACAGTTCGGGGTCACCAATAACATCAAGCATTGCAGCAATCTGTTGTTTTGCTGCCGTCAACTTTTCTTGCTTGGCTGCCTTACTGAGAGAGTCCAAAACAACATTAGTTTTCTCGCGCATTGCTTCGGCGGACTCAAAATTCACTGTGCGCTTATCGGGATTCATTCTCTCAAGCGCATAATGTGAGCCGCCGGGCAAATAAGAACGAGACGGTCTAAAATCTCTAATCCAGTCGCCTACGGTAACGTCGCCCATATAAGGCAATTTAGTTCCCGCTACACTGTGTTCATAAGCGTCAATATCCTCATTATAGCGACGCACAGCATCACGATAACGACGAACGTCTTTAGCAGAAATGGGATTACCTTTGCGGTCAGAATAATACCAAACACTATCAGAATTATTAAACTCGCTAAGGCGCTCAAGTTCCCTCGCTGCATTCTTCAACGTCACCTTCTCAACAGCCGACTTACCCAAAGGGTCATACTTTGTCCCACGAATATCTGCACCATCGTCACTAGTCGCCATCCGATACATCTTACGAACAGCCCGGTCGCGCTCAACCTGCAACAAATCACGCGCCTTATCCAAATCCGAACGATGTTGCTCCCTCGCACTCGCCTTAGCCGACTTGACCTTAACCTTACCCTGTTCCTCAGACAAAGTATCCGGCAAAGGACTAAAATCAAGCCCGCCAACAAAATCCCGAATCTCACTAGCAGTATTACGAACACGCTTCGCACCACGCTTAAACGAACGATAATGCTTACCCCAGTGCGACTTAACCAAACTAATCACCCCCTGCCCCCTAAGGGGCAGGGGGCAACTAGTATCCTACAACGTCCGTCAGGCCAGCGTCACAGTCGTGTACTCGCGACCCCGACCAGACTTGGCCGACCCAATCTCAACAGCCACGGGCTCCGGCCACGTCTTAACGTCGCCCAGAATATCCACAAGCCGCTGAATCTGAGCAACAACCGTCTGAGACGAAGTGCCGTAAGCGTTTCCACCCTTGTCAATCACCGTGATAGCCCGACGGGTCTCAACCTCACCAGTGTCCGTGTCAACCACGTCATCCTCGGTGATAACAATGTCCTTAATCTCAATCTTCTTACCGCGCAGTTCCTTGAAAGAAACGGCCGAGTTCTGTGCAGTGAAGAAAGCCTTCTTACCAGCAAAGTCGTCAGAGAGAGAGGAGTAAACAACAGCCATGATAATTTCCTTTCTTATGGCTACTTTCAGTTTCTGTTCAGTTCTGGTATTACCCGCCCAGCCGGGAATCTAAAAGAGGGGTTGCTCAAAACTTTCGGGATTGTCATCAAGGATCACTAGAGCGTCTTTCTTGGTAAGCATTTCACACACAATGTTTTCAATTGGTGTTGTTAATGGAAAATGCATATACTTAGGATTCCCTAAGCGGTCATTCATTGCAACGATCTCAGACTCTGTTATGCGTACCCAAACCTTTTCTGTAGAACGCATCATGCAGAAAAAGAACGAATCTCTATGTTTTGTAGGATATTGCAGAACATTATACGTTCGGTAATTTAACTTATTGTCATATCGCCTAACCCTAAAACCAGTAGGGACACTCACAATATCACCATTGCAATAAAAGCGAGACCCGCAATCCACAACAACCAACTCCCAACCCTAGACATCGCCTTAACAACAATCATACCCCCAGCCACACCGACAGCAACCCCGCCCGCAGTAAGCCGATCACCATGACGCTGCACGTCACCACAAGTACAAACTTGGTTAATGCCAACAGAATTGTGTCGTTCAATTTCCTGATACCCCATTTCCTTGTCGATCCAAATATATTCCCCATTAATACTTTCCCACATTATCCTCATCCTCCATCATCTCAAACACCTGCGCAAGAGTAGTGCCCTGTGAGAAATAGTAAGTTCGCGTCTCAGTTTCAATCCAATGTCCCCCGTATTGTTCATCTGGGAGAATCGTAATCTCTCGCATCTCAATTCCTTCCATTCCCAGCGGCCCATCACCGCCCCGTTCATGTATTAATAATGCACCACAGTTCTCCGACAGTCAAGTTATCCGCACGTGAACTAGACCACACAAACAAATGTCCTAACATAAGCGGCCCTATTGTACAGACAATAGGACCGCTTATTAATGTGGCCTACCGCCGACCTACCACAGGTGACTTACATTGTCAAGCAATATGTTGTGATACGTACCACTATTTGACGAAAATGGGGGTGATCTTCGTCACATGAAAGGGGGGCACAGACA